CAAAACTTTAAAATTTATAAATAATATTACTTCTTCAGGAGTTTAAAACAATGAGTAAGACATTATCAGAATCCGCTGCAGAAATTCTAAAAGCATCAATGAATGCTCAAAAAGACGCAGCAGCAAAACTACCAGGCGAGATGGATGATCTCGGTGGTTCAACAAAAGAAAAGCCAGAAGGCGACGATGTTGGTAAGAAAACTGCAGCTGGTGTTGGTGAAGCACCAAAGCCTGGCAAATCAACAGTTGCTGGCGATAAGAAAATGGACTCAGTAAAATCAGCAAATATCGCAAAGCCAGTTGTTGGTAGCGTCCAACCTGGACTTGGTGAAGAGACAGAATCCTCTGAAGAAGAAGAAGTCATTGCTGAGGTCCCTTCCATAGAGTCGGATGATCTACCTGTCTTCGAAGCCAAGAAAGAAGAAAAGGAAGAAGAGGAAGAGGAAGAGGAAGAAGAAGACGAAGAAGATGAGAAGGCAATGAAAGAAGCCTTCAAGAACGACATGAAGAAAAAGCATGCCAAGTCAATGGCAGAAGATGTCGACGCTCTCTTCAATGGCGAATCACTCTCTGAAGAGTTCCGCACAAAAGCCACAACAATCTTCGAAGCAGCAGTTAACTCACGAGTTGATGCTATCCTAGAAGATATGATGACAGAAAATGATGCAGTTCTTGCAGAAGCTGTCGAAGAACTCAAGAATCAGATGTCAACACAAGTCGATGAATATCTAAACTATGTTGTTGAACAATGGGTTGAGGACAATCAAGTTGCAATCGAAGCAGGTCTTCGTGCAGAACTCGTTGACGATTTTATTGGTGGTCTAAAGAATCTATTCGCAGAACACTATATCGAAATCCCAGACGAGAAGGTTGATGTAGCGCAAGAGCTCGCAAATCGCGTCGCAGAACTCGAAGAATCAACAGTTAAGACAACAGAAGAAGCATCAGAGATTATTGCTTCTCTAACAGAACAACTCAATGCTGCAAAGAAGAACGAAGCAATTCGTAAGATCTGCGAAGGTCTAACTGAAGTGCAGATTGAGAAAATGAAATCGCTCGCAGAGGGCGTGGAGTTCACCACAGAAGGTGAGTTTGATAATAAGCTCGCAACTATTCGCGAGAACTACTTCCCAAGTAAGACCAATGTGAAGAGTGAGGTAAAGGCACTTCAAGAAACAGCTGTTGAAGAGCCAGAAGTAGCAGAAATTCATGGTATGATGAAACATTATGTTAATGCAATCGCAAAAACGGCTCCAAAAGCCTAATTAACTCATCTTTTTTACGGAGAGAATAAAAATGTATCTTAATGAAACATATGTAAAGAAGTGGGCTCCAGTTCTAGATCACGGCGATCTACCAAAAGTTACTGACCCATACAAGCGTGCAGTTACTGCACTCGTTCTTGAAAACCAAGAGCGCGCCCTCATGGAAGAATCACGCTCAATGCAGAACCTCTGGGAAGCAGGTTCAGTTGCAGGCGGTGGTCTACCAAACAACATCGGTGGTGGTTCATCACCTGTTAATGGTGGCGAAGGCGCAATCAAGGGCTTCGACCCAATTCTAATCGGATTGGTCCGTCGTGCACTACCAAACCTAATGGCTTATGACATCTGCGGCGTTCAGCCAATGACAGGTCCAACAGGCTTGATCTTCGCAATGCGTTCAACATACGCATCTGCAACAGCTCGTGCTGGCGAAGCTCTTTACCTAGAAGCCAACACTGGTCACTCAGGTAATGCTGCAACAGGCACACAGTCAACATTGGCTGTCAACCCTGGTAATGCTAACGCATCAATCTTCGGTCTTGATAACACTGGTCCTGGCTTCTCAACAGCCTTCGGTGAATCAGCAAACCTAGCACAGATGGGCTTCCAGATCGACCGTGTTGCTGTAACAGCAAACACTCGTGGTCTACAAGCATCCTACACACTAGAGTTGGCACAAGACCTCAAGGCAATTCACGGTCTCGATGCAGAAACAGAATTGACAAATATCTTGTCAACAGAAATTCTCGCAGAAATCAACCGCGAAGTCGTTCGTACTGTTTATGCAACTGCTAACGCAGGTATCACAAACAATGCAACAGGTAATGTCTTCAACCTATCTTCCTCAAGCGACACAAGCGGTCGTTGGCAGGTTGAGAAGTACAAGTCACTCTTGTTCGCAATCGAAAGAGCAGCCAACAAGATTGCCAAGGACACTCGTCGCGGCAAGGGCAACCTAGTAATCGTCTCAACAGATGTTGCTTCAGCCCTCGCAATGACTGGTCTTCTTGACTATAACTCAGCACTATCTGGTCAAACAAACCTAACAGTTGACGACACAGGCAATACCTTCGCTGGTACATTGTTCGGTCGCATCAAGGTTTATGTTGATCCATATTCTGTTTCTGGTACAGACTATGTCGTAGTAGGATACAAGGGAACCAACGCTTATGACGCTGGTCTCTTCTACTGCCCATATGTTCCACTCCAGATGGTTCGTGCTATCGATCCACAAACCTACCAGCCAAAGGTTGGCTTCAAGACCCGTTATGGTCTCGTAGCAAATCCATTTGCCACTGGTGCTGGTACTGGTGCTCTAGCAAACGACACAAACATGTACTATCGCAAGTTTGTTGTCCTAAACATCAATCAATAATTGATGTGCTAGTAAGTTATTGCCGACTTTATAATAATAATAAGGCAAAGAACTGGGGGGAGTCGAAAGACTCCCCCTTTTTTTACACCTAAATAATTGTATCGTTTCTAGGAATAGAAAGAATGACTTCACTTACTCGCACACCAACAAATACTGACTTACTACAAAGTACAAAATTCAGAGTGACATTTGATCGGTTGCCTGGAGCAACCTACTATTGTCAGTCAGCAAATCTTCCTGGTGTTTCGCTTACAGAAATTGTAAGATCAACACCATTTATTGATTTGTTTGTTCCTGGCGAAAAAATGATATATGATACTTTTAATATCACATTTCTAGTTGATGAAGATCTTCGTGCTTGGACAGAACTACACGATTGGATTCGCGGAATTACTTTTCCTACAGACTTTAAAGAGTATGTAGATCTTGCTCGTCAAGCAAAAGCACCATATATCCGTGGTCGTGATAAAAACAAACCACAATATTCAAGTGCTATTATGACAATGTTTACAAACAAAAACAATCCAAACTTCCGTGTTAAGTTTGTTGATTTGTTTCCAGTTTCAGTGTCGACAATCTTATTTAATTCTATGGACAGTGCAGAGAATATTGCTGTCGCCGACGCGACATTTCGCTTTGCCTATTACGAATACGAAAGAATCTAATAGTTATTCTTGAGAGTTCGTTCAAACTAGACATACTCATTATACTGGTGCAATTATTGTAAGACAACTATTGTACTGACTTGTCTTTTGAGCTGCGCTGATGTATAATTCCATGTATGAAACTAGAAACACCTCCGCTTGAAGAATTAATGTTGCAATGGGAAAAGGATTCCGAAGTTGATACTACGGAACCTGGCAAAGAGATCTTGCGTATTCCATTGATCCACAACAAGTATAACAAATATCTTTCACTGCACAATCTTGCAGCCAAACGAGCAGGATTAGAGTTTGACAAACTAAAGAAACTCAAGTGGATGTATTACAGTGGCAAACTGGATCAAGAAGAGTTAGATAAACTTGGTTGGGAACCATTTCGATTTACTCTTAAATCAGATATGCAAGTTTATCTTGATGGCGATGAAGATTTAAACAAGATGAAAAGAAAAAAAGCCTATCACGAAGAGTCTGCAAATTTTTGCACCAATGTCATGAAAGAACTTAACAATCGCACATGGCAATTGAAAGAGTACATGGGTTGGGAGAAGTTTATCCAAGGTGCTCGATGATTGACCATGTCGCTGTTGAAAAGGTTGATAATATCTATGTTCAAGTGCATGCTGAAGATTCTATTCTTCAGGAGATGTCTGAGTTCTTCACCTTTTCGACTCCTGGCTATCAATTCAGCCCAGCATTTAAAAGCAGACACTGGGATGGTAAAATTCGTTTGCTCAACTTACGAACGAAGCAAATTTATGCGGGACTAGTTGGCTATATAAAAACTTTCTGCAAGCAAAAGAATTACACATTCGAGGTCATCGATGAAAACAGGGAAGTTCATCCAATCGATACAAAGAATCTTTCAAATGCTCTCTCCCTTCCAATGGAGCCAAGAGATTATCAGTTACTGGCATCTAGCGTCGGACTTACAAAACGGCGAACTGTACTCATATCGCCCACGGCATCAGGAAAATCGTTAATCATCTATATGATGATTCGCCACTTATTGAATAGTGGCAAGAAGCGCGGATTGTTGATTGTGCCGACAATCAATCTTGTTACTCAAATGCATTCTGACTTTAAAAACTATTCCAGCAACAATGGTTGGGATGTAGACAAGTATTGTCAAAAAATCTTTGGTGGTGAAAGTAAAATCCCTGATTCAGATCTAGTTATCTCTACTTGGCAGTCAATCTATGAGATGCCAAAGAAGTATTTTGCTCAGTTTGATTTTATCATCGGCGACGAGGCTCACACATTTAAAGCCAAGTCATTGACAAGCATCATGACTAAACTCATCAATTGTGATGTGCGCATCGGCACAACTGGTACACTGGATGATAGCAAGGTAAACAAATTAGTTCTTGAGGGTTTGTTTGGTCCTGTTTTTAAAGTCATTAGCACTAAAGAACTCATTGAAAGAAAACAACTCGCAAACTTTAGTATCAAATGCATTGTGTTGAAATACCCAGAGGTTGTTTGCAAATCTATCAAAGGATTTTCATATCCAGATGAAATGAATTTTTTGACTCAACACGAAGGTCGAAATAACTTTATATGTGATCTTGCGATTAATTTAAAAGGCAATAGTTTAATTTTATTTACTTATGTCGAAAAACACGGTAAGATACTATATGAAACGATTAAAGAGAAATGCGGCAATCGCAAAGTGTTCTTTATTCATGGTGGGGTTGAGGCTGAAGATCGCGAAGCAGTGAGGCATATCACTGAACAAGAAAACGATGCGATCATTGTAGCCAGTTATGGAACATTCTCGACAGGTGTGAATATCCGTAACCTACATAATATTGTATTCTCTTCTCCCACAAAGAGTAAGATCCGTTCTCTGCAATCAATTGGTCGTGTGCTGCGTTTGGGTGAGAACAAAGATGCTGCTACACTTTACGATATCGCTGATGATTTAAGGTACGGTCCTTATACAAACTTCACATTGAAGCATTATGAGGAACGAGTGAAGATTTATAGCGAAGAAAAGTTTCCGTTCACATCCAACAATGTAAGGATAAACTAATGCCAAGAAAAAAGAATGTAGAACAACCAGAATTAAAATTCGTTCGCATGAAAAATACTCTTGATGACATTGTTGGGTATGTGACTTATGGAACTGAGTACATAACAATTAATCAACCACTTAGAATTGATATTGAAACACTATTTGATGAAGGCAGACAAATCTTATCAATGCAAGAATATCTACCACAATCAGTGATTGAGATTAAAGAGGTTGATATCAATTTAAACGATGTGATGTTTATCACTCCAGTACGCAAAGACTTTTATGAGCAGTATGAGTATGTGAGTGAGTTTTTCTATAACAATCAATCGAAGATTAAGCCACCATCAAGTGGCATAACAAGTGAAGAAATTTCAGAAAAAACTCAGAAAGTCGTCTCAATTCTAGAAGCAATGGCAAACAAAAAGGATAAACCAGTACACTAATTTATGGCAAAAAATCATTACATCAATAACAAAGATTTCCTCAAGGAAATGATTAAGTATAGAACTGCCATTAGAAAGGCAAAAAGACTTGGTCAACCTAAACCGCAAATCCCAACATATGTTGCTAAATGCTTCATGATGATTGCTGAGAATCTTTCACACAAACCAAACTTTCTATCATATACCTTTCGCGACGAAATGGTCGCTGATGCAATTGAAAACTGCGTCATGTATGTAGACAATTTTGATCCGAGTAAATCAAGCAATCCATTTGCCTATTTCACTCAAATAACTTATTATGCATTCTTAAGAAGAATTCAGAAAGAAAAGAAACAGTTGTATGTTAAATACAAGTCAACAGAGACTGCTGGTATTCTTGATGAGTTTGAGTTGAACGAAAACGAAGATGGTACATTCAGACAGTTTGAATTGTATGAAAATATTTCTGAGTTTATTAGCAATTATGAGAATGCTCGCAAAGCAAAGAAAGCAAAGCGCGCAGGTCTGGAGAAATTCGTAGATGAAGATAGCAATCCTCGGTGATACTCATTTTGGTATGAGGGGCGATAGTATCGCCTTTCATAATCATTATAGAGATTTTTATTTAAATACATTTTTTCCGTATTTGGTGCAAAATGGAATTACCACCATCTTTCAGTTGGGTGACTTATTTGATCGTCGGAAGTATATCTCTTTTCAGTCTCTTGCTCTTTGCCGTCGTTATTTTTTTGATCAGTTAGTCAAACATAATATTCAATGCCATACTCTACTTGGCAATCATGATATTTTCTTTAAGAACACTCTTGAAGTAAACTCGCCAGATCTACTTTTGCGCGATTATAAAGATCATGTGATTCTTTATGACAAGCCAACCGAATGGATGGACATTGACATCATTCCTTGGATTTGCAAAGATAATGAGTTAGAAATTGCCGACTTTATCAAGCGTAGCGATAAGCATGTATGCTTTGGTCATTTTGAACTTGCTGGGTTTGAAATGGATCGTGGTAATATCTGCCATGATGGAATGGATCCAAGTGTATTGAACAAATATGATCTTGTTCTGTCTGGACATTTTCATCATAAGAGTAACAATGGCAGTATTGTTTATGTTGGCACTCCAGGTGAGATGACTTGGAGTGATTATAATGATGATCGCGGTTTCCATATTCTTGATACTGAAACTCGCGAGTTAACATTCGTTCAAAATCCTGATAAGATGTTTTATAAGATCAAG